TTAGTTTCTTCTTGTAGCGCATCTTGGTGCAACAAGCAGCAATGGACAATCTTGGGATACCAGTTAAATCCTCTATTTGGTAGGAGGTAAGTGGGCCATTCTGTAAGGCTCGGATCACTGCTTCTTGAGTCATTTGTAAAGGTTCTCCAGGTTAATTTTGCGGTTTAGGTGTATCTCTATTGCCCTACCAAATAAAGCGGTCATAGCGGCTTCTAAGTCCTCTGGTTGGTTGATGTAAGCGTCAGCCATTGACTCTGCATAAGCGAGCAATGTTTCAGCGCATTGGAGTTCAATTTTTTCGATGTTCATGGTCAGAATAGTAGTGTTGTTTTTTAGTCTGTCTATTAGGGTTTATCCCTAGATATTTCCTGTAAAACCTGTGGCACATTATCGGTGTGGGCAAACAGTAACCCACGCTTAACAGGAGTAAATATGCCAATTCTTAATGGAAAAAAGGTCGTTGACTTAGAAGTAGATGGAGTAGATAGCAGAGATTTCCCAGACTTCTCTGATGCCTACTTCTCAAGTGGATGCTATGAAGATGGAACACCATTGACAGAAGATGAGTTAAACAAGCTCACCGATCTGGCGGGTGATGTTCTGTGGACAATGGCTTATGAAAGTTTCCACTGATGAAAACACTTTTCCAGACTTATGTGGAAGAGTTTTCTGACATCCACTACTGTCCTTATTGCTTGACAATCAAGGGAAACAGAATAGTTTGCTGCCAAGAAGCAGACTTTATTGAGTTCAAGGATTTATATCCTGACCAACAAAAAGAGATTATTCAACAAGAGTTATACGAAAATCAAAGGAGTTAATATGTCTGAAGTTACGAAAACACCAAATAACACAAAAGAATTACGTTCATTTCTTTTAGAGCAAATGCTTAATGTTGCCAGTGGAAACCAAGAAGCTGGTCAAGCAAAAGCGATCTGTAACTATGCCCAACAGGTATACAACACAGTTAACTTGGAAATGAAGTTTGCCATGTTGCATGAGAAAATGGAAGGCAAAGAAATTAAAGCAGTTGGTTTTGGCGGCTGATATGCAAGAGAAGTTGATGTTCACTCCCGTGAATGTTTCCAATTACTTTTGGACACAAAGAGTAGACACACCTTGCCTTGTTCCATCTAATTTCTATGATGAGCAAACTCTAGAATCGCTGCCTTGGATTTCTAGTTTGCCTTTTAATTTAAAAAAGGACTTTGCAAATGGTCAAGACCCAGTATTCATGCGGGGTTCAAGGCACTCTAGGTATTGCGGTTATTTTGAGAAAAGCAAGATGACTGGTCTATTTTTAGATAAGCTGTTTGCAAGGTATGTCAGGTTAGATAAGAAAACAATCTGGTTTAAGAAGGATTGGCTTGCTTATAAGTTATCTGTTGAGCGAAAGTTAAGAGATCATGTTGAAAAACATCATCTTTATGTTCACTCAAACACTTGGAGATCAATGAGCTTTAAACCTTGCGAAGAAGGCGAGGACTATGGATCGTTGTCAATCATTGGTATTGACCAGCCAACTTATCTAATGCCAAGTGTGTTGGTAAATGGCAAAGTAGTTAGGGTAAATACTAATGACGAAGAGTCAGTAATTGATTACGATAAACGTGTCGATGCAATAAAGAAACTTATTGCCATTGATGAGAAAATTTCAACCTTAACAATATAACAGGAGTTAATATGTCAATAGAAGCGTTACTTAAAAAGAATGTCAACGACCACGTTGAGAAGAAAAACGGCTTGTCCTACCTATCATGGGCTTGGGCATGGGCAGAGGCTTTAAAAGCCGATCCAAAGGCTTCCTACAAGATAGAAATGTTTGGCGACAAGTGTTTCATGGATATCAATGGTACGGCAATGGTATTCGTTACAGTCACCATGTTTGACAAGCCAATGACCTGTCAGCTTCCTGTGATGGACTATCGGAACAAAGCCATCCCCAATCCTGATGCTTTTGCGGTCAACACGGCAATCATGCGTTGTATGACAAAAGCCCTGGCACTACATGGTTTGGGTCTATATTTGTATAGCGGTGAAGACGTCCCCGAAGAGGGTAGATCAGTAGTGATTACACCTACTCAGGGTGCAATGGATAACATTCCTCAAGAGGAATTACAGTACCTGCAAGAACTAGCAGTCGATCTGATTGCTATGTGCGAACAGGGTGATCCCAAGGCAGCTTGGGTAAAATTGGAAGAGCAGAACCTAGACGGGGAACAAAAAATAGCCCTCTGGACACTTCTGCCAAGCAAAGTGCGTTCATCATTAAAAAAGGCTAAGGAGTTGTAAATGCTTACACAAAAAGAAGCGCAAGAGTGTTTTGATTACAAAGATGGCATCTTGTATTGGAAAGTTAAAGCAGCCAATCGTGTAAAAATTGGTAGTCCAGCAGGATCATTTGATCCCTCAACTGGCTATCACAAAATACACGTTTACAGAAAATTTCATAAAACACATAGAGTTATATTTTTGTACCACTATGGATATATGCCTGATTTTGTTGACCATATAGATGGCGATAAGCTAAACAACAGAATAGAGAATTTGAGGGCTGCTACAAAGTCTCAAAATTGTATGAATCAAAAGATCAGCACTAGAAATACAAGTGGAACAAAAGGAGTTATGTGGCACAAAAGAGATAAAAAATGGTTGGTTGCTTTAAGAGTTAATTCAATACTGCATAGTTTTGGTTACTTTAAAGACAAAGAGTTAGCAGAGTTAGTAGCAATAGAAGCAACAAACAAGTTGCACAAAGATTTTTCAGCATACAAAGGAGTGTTACATGGACAATAAACAAAATCAGCGGGACAACAGTGGTGTTTTGTTCCGCAATGAGAAGAAAGACAATGAACGTGCGCCTGAATATAAAGGGAACATCACAGTTGGTGGTCAGGATTACTGGCTATCTGCATGGATTAAAGAGGGTAAAAGCGGTAAGTTCATGGGTCTAGCAGTATCACCCAAGGAAGAATACAAAGCGAAGCCTTCTGAGAGGTCTAAGGCTACCAATTTTGATGACCAAGACCTGCCATTTTAAGTTAATATAAACCCGAGGGGAGAGCTGTGCAAAGGATTTTCCTAGCTTGCAGACGAGCAGTTTTCCCCTCATCCAATAGGAGTGAATAATGAGTACATTTTTTGATAACATGAATGAGACAGTCGGTAGGTTCTTTGGTTCACCAGCGTTTAAACTGGTTAGAAAAGAAGACCCTACAACGAGCCATCAGGCTGCTCAAGCAGTTGATAGCACCAAGCTAGAAAGTCTTGTCTATGAGGCTATAAAGGGCTTTCCAGAGGGGTGTATTTCAGACGAGATACTAGAGATGTATCCAAACTATCCATATTCCTCAATAACAGCACGATACAAGTCTCTGTTAGACAAGGGATTTATTGAAGTTACTGGTGTCAAACGTGGCAAATTTGGCAGAAATCAACGCATTATGAAAGTTGTCAAATGATTGAAAAACCCCCATATTCAAAGATTAGCTACCCCTCTGTCCCAAACAAGGATTTCGTATGGTCTTCTGGGTCTGATGTTCAAGCCATCTGGAGAAAGTTTGGATGGACTCCACCTTCAGAGAAGATGCTGCCACCACCGCCTGAGAAGTACCAAGAGCCTCTTCGTAGGGTGAGATAAATGGGAATCATCAGAACATGGCTCAATGACCATGATTTCATTGATAGACCAGACAGAAATGAAGTGCTTGAGGAGGTTGCCAAGGAGTTCGACAAGATGAAAGCCTTTGGTGACACAGCACAGAGTTTTGCTTCATTTGTAAGGGATATGAAAAGGTGTCCACCCTGTTTAAACACTTGCAATCAGGGTAGAGATTGTCCTTCTAGGGTATAAGCATGAACAAAGAAGACATTATTCGCATGGCACGAGAGGCTGACTTTAAGGCCAACGTTAACGAACCGTATAACGTGACGAACGAATGGGTCTTTCGCTTTGCCGCCCTTGTCGCTTCTGCCGAGCGTGAACGCATTAAACAAGCCAATGCACCAGAGATTGAGCGTATCAATGCCCACATCAAAGAACTGGAAGATGCTGTCATAGCCGAGCGTGAGGCGTGTGCAAAGATGCTAGAAGCGGCTTCAAAAACAGGAAAAATAATAAGTTGTACAAGTGCGGCAAAAGCCATCCGAGCAAGGGGACAAGTATGACTAAAGAAGCATTGAAGCTGGCGTTGGAGGCGTTGGAAGTGGCAAACAGTTGCGTTGACGGCTACTACATCCCAAAAGGAAAGACACATTTGCCAGAAATTGAATTAGCCATCACCGCCATAAAAGAAGCCTTAGCCAACGAAGCCCTCGAAAAGATGGCAGAGAACGCCAGAGAGTTGGGGCTGGACTATGAGCCAGAGCAGGAGCCTGTTGGTGAAATTGTGGATGCTATTGAAGGAGCGTTTAAATGTAGCTTTACAAAAATGTTGCCTGTTGGCACAAAGCTCTACACCACCCCACCACAGCGCACATGGGTTGGGCTGACGGATGAGGAGATTCTCTCAATCTCTGCTGATTGTGCGTCTTCTCATCAACACATGGACATCCACTTTGCCAGAGCGATAGAAGCCAAACTAAGGAGTAAGAACTCTTAGGTCAAAACTGATAGTGCATGGATGTAGTGCTTTTCTCGATCTGCAAGACCTATAAATGCACCGTTGATTCTTTTAGTCATCATCTTAATGTCTCTATTGTCGGCAAGAACATTCAACTTGTGAGTGTTCCAAAAGAAGCCAGCACTTAGCGCAGCATACATAGGGGTAGCCACAAGCTCTGGTTGCATTACAAAGTCCTCACCAAGGGCTTGTCCTGCATGGTAGTAGTTAGCATGACCTGTTAACTGAATGCAACCACGACCCCTAAAGCGATACCCGTCACCAGAAGCCTCATCACGATTACCCATGCGATTGGCATAAACCATATTGGCAATCTTCTTTGGGTTCTTGGCATACTGATTGGCAAACTCAAGAGTTGGGAATCTTTTAGGCCATAACTTCATCAAAGTTTCCGCTTTGTACATCAAATTTTCCTCAAGCATCTTAAAGTTCCCACACTCATGCCCACATTGAGCAATGAAAGCCGCCTTTCTTAGCGGATTCATAATGTCAAACCTTTCAAAAGTGGCATTTAGGGCATCTACCCATTGCTCACCAATATGAAGTTCTTTGAGTTGTTCTTTACTGACCATTCACGATTCTCCTTACTTCTTCGTAGGCTGCGGCACAGGCATTGAGCTTGATGATGGCTTTGTCTCCTTCGGCTGCGATGTCGATAAGAGCTGCAATAACTTCTCGCTCAGATTCGGTTTGAGGGGGATCGCTGGGTTGTGGATCTCCAACGGGAGTGGAGGCACTTGGACTGGCTTGTGGACAACTTGGGGCGGGGAGCCGCAACCTACCAGTCCTAGCAAGCTCATGCATAGCAGACTGCTTTTTCTTGATATCATCTTGTGCCTTTCGTAATTGACTTTCCTGATCCTGTAACTTAGAGCCTAGTTCCTGTTCTTTAGCCCTAGCCTCCTCGTTCTTCTTAGCAATGGCTATCTTCATGTCGCCATCACGTTCTAGCCACCCATAGTGGTGTCCTACCCTGTAAGACCCAAATAGAGACACTAGAACACCCACAATCAGCCACGGGAGAGGGATTGGTAGCATTATTCAGCCTCCTGACGAGCAACAGCCAATTGAACACGCTCATGGTCGTCTTCTAGGTGTTCAGGGGGTGTAGTTGGAGGAGGGCCAGGTGTCCAACTCTCATCCAACTCAGGATTAGTCCAAACAGGCATAGCACCGAATGGTTGGCTTGGCAGACCATAAGCCGACTGTGGAGGGGCATAGGAAGACCCATAGGACTGATTAAAACCGCCCTGAGAGCCTTGATAGCCCATTGGTTGACACATTGGTTGCATCGGAGGCGTAGGCGCTCCAAAAGCCTTTGCTGCCGCACCTGCCGCACGTTTGGTCATCACACCACCGATACCGCCAACAATCAAAAGAACAATGTCGTTCAGCATCTTGGTATAGGCTTGGTCAATCGGGGCCATACTTTTGATGGGCTGAGTCACAAAAGTCACCGAATAAAGTAGTGCAATGACGATAAAACAGAGAATGCAGGTCACAACAATGACCACAAATCCCCACACCCTAACCTCAAATTCTTCAGTTGTTAGGTTTGGTTTCTGGTTGGACATCATTTACCTTTTTCTCCAAGATTGGGGCAACCAGATATTCTGGGCATTGTTGAGTAAACAAACATTTAGGCTTTTGGCATTGTTCAGCATGAAAATTGTCAGGGTTTTGGCAAAAATACCTGTACCTGTCTTCTAGGCAACCAACTAGAAGTAGTGTTGATAACAGGAGGAGATATCTCATACTTTGATATCCACCAATCTAGCCCATTGGGTCTTGATTTCCTGAACCTTTTGTTGGTGTTCAGCTTGTCTGGTTAACTCTGCCAAACGCTTCATATTCTGTTGGTGTATCACCCTGTGAGCCTCTGAGAGCATCTTGGCGTTCTCTTGGTAAGTTGTAATTCTCATTTGCCTAACCCAACCCTTCCAAGTAAAAGATTAACAATCTTGTCCGACAAGTCATCAGGCAAGAACTTTAGAAAACCTAGAAACCATAAAGCCACACACCCATAGATAAATATCTTTAGGCATAGGTCAAAGGTCTTCTGATACTCATTCACCGCCCACACCTTTTAGTGGTTTCACAAAACTCCATGAGTTCATAAATACCAATTGCTACTAGGAACAAAACAAATGCCACACCACCAATGATGATGGCTAACTCATTCATCTCGTCTTCCTTCTCTTTAGCCTTCTTCTCTGCTCTCTCTAAAGCCCTCAGTTCTCTGGCATCATCTATGTCCATCTGGTCTTGACGGGATTTAATCTTGTTCCAAACGTCAACCTTACCTGTCGTCATAAAGAGCATCTTTAACTCTTCCTCAAACGCTCTTGCTTGCTCTAAAGCCATCTCAATCTGAAGAGCCTGACCCATGTTTGAGCCTTTGTTCTTCTTAGCATCAATCAATGCCTTGGTAGCAGCACCTTTGGCATCAAACATCTTGCCAATCATCGGGGCAAGAGAACCTAAATCATTGGCTACCTTACTAGCCTTTTTCACCATCGAAATAGCGCTTTGAAGGCTATTTAGGGCGCTCAACGGGTCTAACGGAATCATTCTTTCTCTCCCACTTAATGCAAACAACCCTTCGGTTGTAAACATCACCACTCCAAGTCCACTTAATACATCGGTACTCTATGGTTGCCGCCAAGAGAAAGGCGATCACGGAAATGCCCAAACAATAATATAACTACAAAAGATTACAAAACAGAGAATCAGGGCTGCTACTAAGATAGCAAACAGCCCGTCTTTCATTACTCTGCCATAGTAAGTTGTGAGTCTCCAACCTCTTTAGCCGCTGCTGGAACGATAAATGATTGAGTAAATGCCGCACGAGTAGGCGCATCCATTAACTTCATCATTGAAGAAACAAAATCACTTGTCCTGCCTTTTGGTATGCCAACAGTCATAAACTGAGCCAAAGAACCAGGGTTCATCATCAATTCAGCCATTTGTCTGTTGTAAGCATCAGCATTACCTCTTTGCAAATATTCAACAGCCGCCTTCATCAATGTAAATGTTCTGTCTAAAAACTGTGGTGCTTCTTTGGCAATATCTGGGCCGCCAATATCCAACGCTCCAACTTTTCGTGCAAGCTCTTTTGCTTTTGAGTCACGCTTTAGATCAGCCAAAACATTGTTAACAGAAGCAACTTCTTTTGGCGTTAAAACATCGGATAACTTTTCAAACCTTGGAATTCCAGTTGATTTTTTAATTGTTCCCGCAGCATTTTCAACAGCAGAAGCAAATTCTCCAGCGGCTTCCTTGCCCAAAGGAGTGTTTAAACTCTTTGACAAGTAGTCTCCAACCTCCATGCGATTAAGTTTTTTACTGTAAGCCGCATAAGAGTTTAGGTATTTACTCCACAATCCATCAGATGACTTATTCAATGACGCATCAATAAATTGCTTTGCATTACCCAATGCTTTAGCCGCCTGTTGAGGGATTCCACCAGAAGCATATTGCTCACCAAGATTAAGCATTTTCGCAACATCTTGATTTGATATTTTTCTAATGTTTTCGTAAACATCTCGGCTATTTAACAAGCCATTTTCATCAGCCTTAGAAACAACTTTATCCCTAATGCCTTGCAAAACAGCTTTGCTTTGATCAGATACAGTCCCACGAATGGCTTTGTCTAGTTGTTCTGTTAAATCAGATGCACGTAACGGGAAGAATCCATTTTGCTCTAAGCTATTAAGCTGAAATTGCTTAAGTTGTGCTTCTCCACGCAATGTTCCTGCAAGTTCTTTGTATGCTTTTGCACGACCTGCCGCTTCTGACGCAATATCACCCGCAGACAACCAACCTGGCCGACCTTTTTCTGCCAAAGATTTTTGTATTGTTGCAGCCAAACCACTCATTCCAGATGTTTGTTCAGCAGCAGCCAAACTATTAAACTTATCTGAAATCTCTTTTTCTAACTTAGTAAAGATAGGCCCTGCAAGATTGGTTTGCTCTAATGCGGTTTCACGCATCGGAGTTGTTACATCTTCTCGCTTAGCAATCAATGCGGCTTTCTGAGCCTCAGTGCCACTAATAGATTGAAGCTCTCTAGCTCTAGCCGCTTGTTGTTCGACTAAACGCTCTTCAAATCCACCTGCAACTTTAGGTTTAGCCGCAAGTTTTTTTTGTGCCGCAGCCAATTCAATAGCAGATGGAATATCTGAAATTGCTTGAGCCGCAGTAGGTCTTGAGCCACTAACAATTTCTTTGGCATCACGCAATGCTTCAATAACTTTTGTTCTATCAGTACCAGCAAGCTCATTTAATTGCTTTTGCATGAACTCTTGGCGACCAGTAGGCGTAAGTCCTTTTAGGGTGTTTAAAAGCCCTCCAATAGCCTTTACACCACCTTCAACAACAGGGCCTAAAACAAAACCTGTCGCCATTTGCTCTAATTTGCGCTCACCAAACTGTTCAACAGGAGCATTTACTGGTTGGAAAGCACTTAAAGCCGCACCAGTGCTTCCAGATCGAGCAATATTTGCCGCTATGCCTTGCCCTGCTAGTGGTGCTTGTGTAACGCCAACTAAACGATTTACGGGGCTTATTACGTTTCCAAGCAATTGGTAGGGATCGAAACCACTACTGCCAACTCTTGCACGACCTTCTTGCGTTGTTTTTTCGACATCGCTAACAAGTTGGGTAGCACCTTTTTTAATTTCGCCACCAAACAATCCTGTGCTTGCTAATAATTGGTTAACTGCCAAAGCAGGATCAACAACCGCCCCCTTAATTGTCCGAGCGATAGGACTACCAGCGCCAAACATCAATTCCATGCTTGAAACAGGTGTTGTTTTTATACCAAGTTGGCTATAAAAAGTGTCTTTAGGTATGTCAGAGTAGAACTTTGAATGAAAAGCATCTGCCAACTGAGTATCAGTCATGTCTGAATACTGTGGATATTCTTTACGAATTTCAGCAATCGTAGCCATAAAAACTCCTTAACGAATACCCAATGGGTCAGACTTATTTTTTGCAGGTTTAGCAGCTTCACCCTTAAGGTAACGCCTTGATAGATTATCTAAGATTGCCAAGTTTGCTTCTTTTGTCATTCCTTCGCTACCAAGAGAATCCAAGTATGTCTTCAATTCAACGTTTGAGTTAAGTTGTTGAGCACTCATGCCAGTAGCTTCTTTAACAGCATTTAGTAATTGCAAACGAATGCTCTTTAATTCATCACGCTTAGCTTGCTCTGCAGTACCAAATGTGCGTCCTGCCATTTGACCAACAGTTCCCGTCTGAAGTGATGTCACCAAGTTTGCAAGAGGGCCTTTTGAGGTGCTTGTAATTCCACCCATTTTGGCTAAATCTTTAACTAAGGTTTCTGCTGTAGAAATTGTATCCCCCAAAGCAAGCTGGCCTTCTTCAAGCTTTTCAGCTTTTTCTTGAGCTTTAAGAACTGCCGAACTTGGCCCTTTGAGAGATGCCATCAACTGAGCAAGTTCTCTTTTAGCCTCTATTCGAAGTTTCTCTTTTTCTATATCAGTTTTTGCTTGTGCTAGATCAGACTCTAATTTAGCCGCAATTTTTTCTCGACCCAATAGAAGAGTAGTTTCTCTTTGAGCTGCTTTATCGGCAGAACCTTGCAAAGCCGCAAGCACTCTATCTGGAGAACCATATTTAGTAACAACAGCAAGAACATCATCTTGTGTAGCACCTTGAGGCAACTTAGACAACTCATCACGCAGTTTTGTTTCTTGGTCAATAGACAGTTGAGTCTTAGCCGCAGTAGCCAAAGATGCAGTTTCTGCCGCCCGTCTTTGTTGTGTTTGAGCCATCTCACCTTGTGCTTGACGAGCATATTGAGCCAAAGCCATAGCACCTTGTTGGTCACCCATCTGTGCCAACATCTGAGCGCCTTGTAGGATCGACTCAGGATTGGTCTGGTCAATCTGTTTGGCAATGGTATTTCTAGCACTAATCATCTTAAGTTGAGGGTCTTCTATGCCCAAAGCACCACCAATGGCGTTACCCAACCCTCTAGCACCTGCATAGGTCATAGCTGCACCACGAGCCGCAGGGTCTAGTTGAGCCAACCTGATGCCTTCAGCAAGGCTACTTGTTCTTTGTTGTTCACCATACATTTCGGGAGTTAGACCGAAAAGACTTGCTACGATATCTGCCATGATAAATCCTTATGAAAATAAGCCAACTAGAGCTTTTGCAGCGGCTTCTGTAAGAACAGGAGAGGATGCCGCACCGCTTAGTAATGAAGCATAGGGATTGTTTGTTGCCGCAGGGCCAGTAGCTAATGCTACGCTTTGACCAGCACCTTGCAAACCAAGTCTTCCAACATCAAATCCAGTTGTTGCTTTAGTTTTTCCTAAATCAATGCCCATTTGGAATGGTTGTTGTGCGGCACTTTCAAGTCCTGTAACTTGTCCCATAGCAGTTGTATAAGGAGAGAAAGCCTGTTGCTGACCCGCATAATATTGACCCAATGTTTGAGCGCCTGTACCAAGCAATCCCGCACCGAATGTAACTTGTTGTTGACCATATTGCTGAGCATTAGCCGCTAATTGAGCCTCTTGTTGCGCTCTAGCGTTATACAAAGCCTGTAGTTCAGGAGTAGTAGCACCCATAGTGCCACCTTGAGCAACAGATAAACCGCCACGACCTTGTTGTTGTAATCTGTTTTGCAGATTTGCAAGTTCTAGTTCTCTGCCTGGTTGCAATAGAGCCATTTGTGAAGCAAGATAGTTCTTAGCAACATCTTCAGGCTTCTCAGCAAGATAACCTGCACCAAGTTTAAACAAGCTCTGTGCGCCTGTTTGGAGTGGTTCAAAGGCTTTCTGAGCGCCTTCTGCTTGTACTAAACCAGATTCTGCTAATTTAACAAACCTATCTTGAGCCGCTTTAGCTTCAGGGCTTAATGTGTATCCTGCGCTTGTCAGTTGACCCGTCTTAGGATCAAAGCCAAACTGTGAAGCACCAAACCTAGTAGTCATTCCAATAGGTCTGAAAGCCGCAGATTGTTTAGCAGCCGCAGTCTCAGCATCAATCATCGCTTGAGCCTTTTGAGCCGCTTCACGAGATGTTTGTTGTTGGAGTAGACCTGCCGCAGTCTGTGTTCCTGTCTGTAACAAAGCCGCAATCTGAGCCGCAGTTAAACCTGTTTGAGCCAACTTTGTGATGTCTGCAACTGTAGGAGGAGCAATTACAGGAGGAGCAACCACAGGGGGTGCTACTACAGGAGGCGCTACTACTGGTGGGGCTACAACAGGGGGTGCAACCACGGGAGGGGCAACTACTGGAGGAGCGACAACGGGAGGGGCTACTGGAGTTGTTAACAATCCACCTGTATTTGCTGGAGTGAGTACTGTTGGTGTAAAAGCACTAGCACCTGCATTTGCTAATTCAAACGCAGTAGGAGCATTAGCCAAAGCCAAATCAGATGCTGGCACTCCTGATAAAACACCCTCACCCAAGAAAGCACCATTAGCACCAGTAACGCCTAAAGTGCCAACACCGCTACCACCAGTTAAGCTAGTTACTGTTGGGATAGCTGCACCAGTTGTTAAAGCACTCGCAAGTTGTGTTGCACCAGTTGATCCACCTACACCGCCTAAAGCTATGTCATAAGAAGCCAACTCAGCCGCAGTTAGACCTGTAGTTCCAACAGTTCCTGCTGTTGCACCACCTAATGCACCTGTGCCACCAAATAGACCACCCGCATAAGCACCACCTAAAGCGGCTAAAACTACTGGGTCTTTAAAGGCATCTACTAAGCCACCAGTAAATGATAAGTCTTCTTTAGTTTTTATCGTGTTTACAAGCTCACCTGTGGGACTTAAAACTTGAACGTCTGAACCAACAGGGGCTTTATAGTTAACATCACCCGTAGTTTTTTCAAGATAGATGTTCTCAATACCACCAATCTGCTGATCCATGCCAGAACCAGTGGTTTGATATTGAGGTGTAACACGAGTATCACCAAGGGTAACACTTTGACCAGGAGGAACAGTAACTGCAACCCTAGAAACAACTTCACTAACAGGAATGTTAAAAGTAGAAGATATTTGCTCAGGACTAATCCCTCTTGTCTCCATCAAAGAAACAATCTGTGCATCCGACATATTCGGATTTGCAAGAAAGATGTTGAACAACTCTTGATTAGTCACAGCCATGATATTTATTCCTCTTCTTTAGGCAATTGCGCTACCGCTTGCTCTTCTATCTTTTTCCAAAGCACATACGCATTGGAGCTTGTTGGAAGTTGACCCAACACATTCAAAATGAATTGGACTTCGTTTGTTTCTAAATTCAGATTCATGCTTGACTCCATGGAGTACCAGTAGCCGTAACAGGATTCTTCTGCAAAGCAATGTTAGCTGCTAGTGCATCTTCTGTGGCTTGCTTTGATACTGTTTCCCAGACCCATCCCAAAACTGTTTCAGGCGTAAGGTTTTCGTATGGAATTACTGGTGTTCCATCAGCCCAAGACGCTGTAGAGTAAATAGATGCCGTGTAATCACCATCGGTAGCAGTAGCCTGCCAATGAGCCGTTATTACAAAATTGTTTGATGTCTCTCTATCAAGAGTGCTAATTGTCCAGACAATAGTAGTCATATTTTTCCTTTAAGAATGACGAGCAAAAGAGCCAAAGTATTTATTTCTTGCTTCATGTGCAACAAGGTCTGCAAGTTCAATGTCATCATACAAACCAAAAGATTTGCTTTTTTTGTTAACAATAATTCTTACACCCCATTTTTGACGTTGCTTATGCCAAACAACATTTTTCAAACCTGAAGTATTGTT